ACAAAGCAAAGCAGACTAACAAGGTCGATCTAACTTACCGTGGTGTAAGACAAGAAAAAGAACTTACAAGTCTTAAATGATTGCAACATTAGAGATATTAGCAGCATCTGCTCTATTTCTCACAATCATAACTGCTGAAGTTCAGTTCCTATACGGAAAATAAAACGAAGGGGTTGTACCCCTTCTTTTTTTGTGTTATAATTAGTAGAAATATAAAGAACTATGCGAGAACAGTTAATCAAGGCACTTCTTGCTCATGCACAAGGAGACATACAAAAACATGTAGCGAATGTTGAGGTTTATTTGACTAATCCTGCAGGTATTGGTGAACACTCTGATATAACAGAAGCGATTGAAAATGAATTAAATATTATCGCCAAATATCAAGATCAAATTGAAGTTATTCAAAAGTACTTTAAAAAATAATGGACAGAGAAAAACTAAAATTACTAGTTCGCAACTTAGAAATTGTTGTCGATAATATAAAAGCGGAGGTTTTATCTGATACTGATGCTTATTTAACAATGGATACATATGAAGAGGTTAAAAAATCAGAACCTCATGAATTAGGTTATGATGAAATATTTGAGGATGACGAATGAATGAAACTAGTAGAGCAAAGAGACTAGTTAAGTTGCTTGAAAGACTTTTGAAAAAAAGAGAACTTTATGATGAAGAAAAATTAAAACTAATCAAAGAGCAATTGAAAACCGCCAAAAATGAATTAGCTATAATTGAAGAAAAAACATCAAAAGGATTTAAATGAACGTATCACTTATAAGTGTCTCTCCTGATGCCGAAAAACACATGGCATATTGTGCTCGTGTGAGTAATCCGAATAATCAGGATAATGATAATTACGCAGGTCTCTTAAGATACTGTATTAGGCATCAACATTGGTCTATCTTTGAGCAAGCATTTATGACTCTTGAAATTAATACTACAAGAGGACTTGCTGCACAGATACTAAGACATCGTTCTTTTACATTTCAAGAATTTAGTCAGAGATATGCTGATACAAATTTATTAGATACAAATATACCACTACCAGAATTAAGAAGACAAGATACAAAAAATCGTCAGAATAGTATTGATGATATACCAGAAGATCAAAGTAAAATGTTACTTGGTCGAATACAAAATTATTTTAATGAAGGACTTGATTTATATAATGAACTATTGAGAGAGGGTATTGCAAAAGAATGTGCGAGATTTGTTCTACCCCTTGCAACACCAACTCGTATCTATATGTCTGGAAGTGTTCGTTCTTGGGTACATTATATTGATCTTCGTTCTGGGCATGGAACACAAAAGGAACATATGGACATTGCAAATGAATGTAAGAGCATATTCAAAGAGCAATTTCCTACTGTTTCAGAGGCACTTGAGTGGTAATAATACTTGATAACGTCATTAATAATATAGACTCAGTAAAAGTCAAAATTTTAGATATTTTAAAAGATAAAAATATCAATGAAGAGTGGTGTACATTTGATAAAGATCATCAATTTCAAGATTTCTGTTTGAAATTTATTGAAATAGCAGAAAATTTTTACGATATGTCGTCTTGCGTTGGTTATGAATTTTGGACACAAAATAATTCAAGACCATCTGAATGGCATTATGATAAAGATGAAGACTTTTTAAAAGAAAAGGGTGTTTTACACTTTCCGTTATGTTCTATGGTATATTATCCCGTGGTTGAAAATCTTGAAGGTGGACAATTACACCTAGAATGTGATATAATAACACCAAAGGAGAATAGATTGGTCATTTTTCCACCTAAAACATTTCACTATGTGGAACCTTTTACTGGAAAAAGAGTATCTTTGCTTATAAACCCTTGGAGTAAGGTTCTAAATAAATTTACCGAGTAAAATACTATGGCTACATATCCTGTTATTAATAAAGAAACTGGTGAACAAAAAGAGGTATCAATGAGTGTCCATGATTGGGATCAGTGGTGTGCTGATAATCCTGATTGGAGTAGAGATTACTCTGATCCTTCAACAATACCTGGTGTGGGTGAAGTCGGTGAGTGGAAAGACAAACTAAGAAAAAGCAAACCTGGTTGGAATGATGTTCTTCGACGAGCAGGTAAAGTTGCTGGATCTAGGGTTAAAAAATTATAATGTCACGTAAAAGAAAGACAGAACCAATCGGAATAGGTTACACGGCTAAGCAAATGAGAAAAAAGAAACCTATTAATAATGAATATCTTGTTGATATTACTCCTCTGACTGATAATCAGAAAATGTTGTTTGACTTCTATGCACAACAAAAACATATTGTTGCATATGGAGTTGCAGGTACTGGTAAAACATTTATCACACTTTATAATGCCTTAAAAGATGTATTAAATGAAAACACACCATATGAAAGAGTTTATATTGTAAGATCTTTAGTCAGCACTCGTGAGATAGGATTTTTACCTGGTGATCATGAGGATAAATCTACGCTATATCAAATACCATATAAAAATATGGTTAAATATATGTTTCAGATGCCTTCTGATGCAGATTTTGAGATGTTATATGGTAATCTCAAATCACAGGAAACAATTAAGTTTTGGAGCACCTCATTTCTAAGAGGTACAACATTAGATAATGCTATCGTTATTGTTGATGAATTTCAAAATCTTAATTTTCATGAATTAGATAGTATCATAACTCGTGTTGGAGAGAATAGTAAAATATGTTTTTGTGGTGATGCTAGTCAAACTGATTTAGTTAAAACCAATGATAAGAATGGTATTGTTGATTTCATGGGCATCTTGCGAAAAATGGTTTCTTTTGGTATAATAGAGTTTGATGTTAATGATATTGTTAGGTCTGGATTGGTCAAAGAATATATCGTTGCAAAACTACAATCTGGTATGTAATGCAAATTTTTAGTGATTATGAAATAGGTGCAAAGTTAAATTATCATTACCTTAACTGTAAACCATTCCCACATATTGTTCTAGACAATTTTATTAACTCAAATACTGCAACTCAGTGTTTTAATGAACTTAAAACAACTGATCATTGGGCAACTGAAAGCTCTAATAATGCATATATGAGAGATCATCAGGTGAATAAATTTTATACACCTTGGTCTCATGAAAGTTCAATACAATTACAATATAAAACTCCAACCGTATATCATACAATACAGTATTTTAATTCTAATATTTTCCTATCTTATTTGGAGGATCTAACTGGAATTAAAGGATTAATGGGTGATCCTAATTTTGCGGGTGGTGGAGCACATCGAATATCAGCAGGAGGAAAGTTATCCTTACATGTTGATTTTAATATTCATCCTCAAACAAATCATTTTCGTGTTTTAAATTTACTTTTATATTTAAATCCAAACTGGATGCGTGAATGGGAAGGTTGTTTAGAACTTTGGGATATGGATACTAAAAAATGTGCTAAGAAGATTGAACCTATTTTTAATCGAGCAGTTATTTTTACATTATCGGACAAGTCAGTTCATGGACATCCGATTCCTTTGAAAACACCACCAAATATTGAAAGATATTCTTTAGCATTGTATTACTACATTGAACAACCAAATCAAGAACATTATGAACGCAGAGCAGTTGTCTGGCATGACTTTTAAACATGTTGATATAGAGTTACCTCATCTAGACAGAGAAACTGTAGATGGTGTAAGATACTATAAAATACCTGATGAAGAAGAACTACTCAAGTTAGTTTCAATCACATCAATTACCAGTCATTATAATAAACAAATTTTTATTGATTGGAGAAAAAGAGTTGGTACAGAAGAAGCGGATCGAATTACTAAAGCAGCTACTTCTCGTGGAACAGATATGCACACCTTAACTGAGCATTATCTTAAAAACGATGCTAAACTACCAGAAGTTCAACCATTATCAGATTTTTTATTTAAAATATCAAAACCAGAATTAAATAAAATTGATAATATTCACGCTCTGGAAGGTGCACTATATAGTAAACAACTAGGTATTGCTGGAACTGTTGACTGCATTGCAGATTATGATGGTGAGTTAGCAATAATCGACTTTAAAACATCTAAGAAACCCAAACCAAGAGATTGGATTGAGCATTACTTTGTCCAAGCAATGGGATATGGATGTATGCTGTATGAACTAAAGAACATATCAGTAAAAAAACTTGTAATTATCATGGCTTGTGAAAATGGAGAATGTGTCGTCTACGAAGAATACAACAAAGCAAAGTACATCAAACTGCTCGGAGAGTACATTAGGAAATTTGTTGCAGATAAACTGGAGCTCTATGGAACCAATCAATGAATTAGAGAAAGCAATTGAGAGTAAGTTTCTGACTCCTCAAAAATTTGCTATGGAAATTGAAAAGATTGTTGCCGAAGAAGAATTTAATTACATAGATGCGATATGTTACTATTGCGAAATTAACAATCTTGAGATAGAATCAGTAACGAAACTCATATCAAAATCTTTGAAAGAAAGATTGAAGTGGGATGCAACTCGTCTCAATTATATGAAAAAAACATCTAGAGCAAAATTACCTTTATAATGAAAAAATCAGAATTGATTCATTGGAGATTGCAAGCGATGCTTCGTGAGCACTCTTTCCCTGACTTACAATATCTGGGTGTAAGACCTGATAGTATTGGTATGGATCAACATTGGTATCGTATCGGCAAGGCAGAAGTTCCTGTTGACTCAATTACAGAATTAGACACTGAAGAGGAAGATAATGAAAGTGACACCATTTGAAACATACCAAACATATCTTTCTGTTAAAAATCATTTTTCAAATCCGAAGTATGATTATTTCAGATATGGTGGTAAATCAAGAGCAAAGATAACTGCTTTTAATAAGAGAAAAGATAAGTATTGGTTTGAAAAAACATCGAGAAAATATCCTGATAAAGAGATAGTAGAATTTCTTGTATCAAATTTTATATCTGCTGATAATCCACAAAATCTTTGGATTGGTGAAATCATGAACTCTGGTGATAAAGTATACTCTGAGTGGTCAAAAACTCAACAGAGTTTAGGGTATATTTTTAAAGATAAAATTACTGATTTATTAGATAATAATGAACTAGAAGATTTGTTTGATTGTTCTAATGGTCATCCATTATTATTAAGAAAATATCTAAGCGGTGAATTAAATTTAGAGATACTTGTAATCCTTGAACATATCTTTAGTTTTGTAAAAGATTTTGATAAGAAACTATCTGATCCCGTGTGGGAAACCGTAAGTATGAAAATTACTAAGTATACTCCTTTCATAAATATAGATGTATTCCAATACAAAAAAGTTCTTAGAGAAATCGTATGAGTGCTTTCTTTGATTCAGAAATCATTAAAGAAGAATTGGGTGTAATCAATAAACTTCAAGAAGAAGTTTATGGAAAACTCATTCACTTCCATATGATGAATCATGATGATCAAATAGATCATGTAAGTAAATTGTCTGAATTATTAGACAAGCAACGTGTAATGTATACTAGATTATCTTTATCAGATGATCCAGAAGCAATTGTTATGAAAGATAGTTTAAATAAAACAATTCTTTTAATGGGATATCCAGAAGGAACTGATATTAAACTAATGTTTGATAACATGTATAAAACAATTGATGCACTCAAAGAGTATCTCAAAGCATAAAGTTGATTTTTATCAATTATATGCTATAATATAAACAATCCCCCGATCAAATTAATCCGAGGTAATCTAAATGTCATTCGCAGACTTAAAAAAGCAATCCA